TGCTGTTTGACCAGAATTTAAAACAATAATACCTGCATTACCAAATTGATTAATGTTGTTAAACGACGGTAGAGCTTGGTTACTCCAATTAATTCCTCTACCACCTTGTAAATTGTTATATTGAGTAGGTGTTAATTCAAAGTGGGTAGGGGTACCTACTAGATACATTACATTTGCTGAATTTGAATTTAAATATGTTAAACCATTTCCGTAATATGGATTGGTTCCGTTCTGCCAATTTACGTCAACTGCAGTAACTGGATAAACTAATGCACCATAATTGGAACCAAAACCTTGGCCGTTAGTACTACCATATGGTAGTCTATATGCATTCACCACTGCGTTGGTGTTGAATAGGGGTTGAGCTGATTCGTAAAAATATCTTTCTGCTGCATTGGTAGGAGCACCAAAAATGTTTTCCCATTCTGCTAGACTTGTTACGGTAATAATTTCATCAGTTGGGCCTTGAGGAGCATAGCCTGCAACTAAAATGCTTGTACCAGTCGGTATGTTTGCTGTTTGACTTAGATCGATTTCATTGATCTGAACACCGGGTGACGTAATTGAGAGAGCCATATGTTATTATTTATATTTTCTGGGACAACTTTTTATATTAAACTTGCGAAGAATTGAGAGAACGCAAATTCAAAAGTTGTTTCCATCTCACCCGGCTCTCTATAATTGTAGTCTATATTACCTAATGAAACTGGAAATGCTTTAGTGTATGTAAATTGGATAACATTGTTATCAAATTCATCCTTGCCATATACTGTGATATCTGTTTGATATGATTGTGGTTGTAATGGGGTTGCTAATTTACCGGAGCTGTTATATATTGTACCGTTAGGAACGTCTTGAGCAGCATCGTAAATTGATTGTTGCTGGTCGTTTAACAAGTTAAGCCAGGAATATATCACCCAGTAGTTATTAAATTGGTTATCAACTGTAAAATTCACTGATATGTTTTCGTAGGGTGGTCTTGCATTAGAAGATACCTTATAGCTTTGGCCAGAGTATGGTGCTACTATGTCGGGAACCTGTATTTGCGGCACAACTGAACCATATACTGAAAATTGCACTGAATTTTGGTTGATAATATCTTGCCCTCTAACAGAAAGGTCATTGGTATTGTTGTTTCTTAAGATAGGCGGCAAATTAAACACCAATAGAAATTTATCTTTCCTACTTTTGTTAAGTTGTGATTGTTGAATTATAGGTAAATCTGCCATCATTGTAAAGGTTTATATCCCATAGCCACTAACGTTGCTAAATCATCATCACCTTGGACTCTATCTGATATAATAGAAGGCATTGCAGAAGCTGCACCGCCTCTTTCATTATAGAAAGAATTAGGATCAGTAAAATATTTAATACCAAAATCTAGTTGCTTTAATTTTAATGGTCTACCGTTGAAGTCTGTTTGTATTACTTCAAAATGCTTTTCTACTAATCCCTTCTCTAATATAATAAGAGACCAAACCATAGACATTACCCTATCATCATGGTATCCAGCGCCTTTCTTAGCAGACCACGTACCATTTGGATGTCTTACAAAGGTTTTAAATTCTTTTAATAATGCTATATCTCTAATTTGTACCACTTCTAACTGGTTAACCCAGTATCTCATATTAGTAATGCCGGTGTATTTGGTGTTTGTATGAGATACTATACCAAGTACATCTTTTTCTCTACCTGCAGTGGATGCTCCCCATGATACTATATTATCATAGTCAAAATTAGCTCTTAAGTTGTCTACAACCTGAGCTCCACAGTTATTTCTCTCTATGCAAACTAAAGGTTTACCCCATTGCGTTAAAATTTCATTTAACTTGTTTGTAAAATTGACTGGAGATATGCCATTATTGTGATAACATGCTACTTGCTTTATACAAGTAAGGTCAGTTACATCCATAATTTGTATTACTGAAGCGTCCTTGTCTATACCTTCACTAACGTCCACTCCCACTGCATAGATTTTACTATCATTAGGTTCTTCCCAAATTTGATACCTTCCTTCCTCCATTACATACATTGGTTGTTTGACATAGACGGAAAGTTTTTCGTATAACTCGTCATTAAGGGAACTTTCACCAGAGTCTAAAAATTCGCAGTTAAACTCTTGATTGAATGCATCTTGACTACCAATAGTTGCAATTGTTTCTATTTTCCACTTTTCATCTCTACCAGGAATTTCATTCCATAAAATTTTATCACTTGCCCACCCGTTACGTTCTGTTTCTGCTCCAGAATATAAGTTATGGAATAAGTTGCCTGTACCGTTTGCGGTGGAAGCTATAAAGATTTTAGATTTCTTGGATGATGAAACGATTGGGTAAACCGATTTCCAAAATTCATCAACTAAATGTGATTCAATAAACGCCAACTCGTCTAATATAAGAACGTTGATAGATTGACCTCTGGCAGCAGTACCAGTTGTGGTAGATATACCAATTCTACAACCGTTTGCCAAGGACATGGACGTTTTACCGTACTCCTTAACTCCAGGCTTTAACCAATTTGGTAATTCTTCATATGCAAGTCTAATTCTTCTAAAGATTTCAATTGCTGTACCTTCTTTATTAGCTACAATTAATATAGACTGGTCTTTTTGAAAGCATGCAACCCATAATGCATAGATTGTCATTAAAGTGGTTTTACCAATCTGTCTAGATGCTAGCAATATAAAGAATCTATTGTCTCTCATCTTACGTAACACCCTCTTTTGACATAAATGAAGGTCAATTGTTTGTTTTCCTTCGTCAAGGGATACTATATAGAAGAAGTTTTCAGCAAAGTAGAGTATGTTTACGGCGCACTTCTTTAAATCCGCCAACATCTCTGGTGAATACTCGAATTCTGAGTCTACAGCTGGTAGATTCGGGTTATTTAGGTAGTTCTGTTTGTTTTTAAGCACGGGCGATATAAATATTTAACACATTATGGCACATAATCTATTAGAGATCTGGGACACTTACACTACTAAGGTCCTTAACGAGAAAACGCTTCCAAAAGAAACTGCAAAGTTTGGAAAGAAGCCAGGTAAAGGACCTGTTCAATTGAATAACCCTAAAGCTGGTGATATTGCTCACAAAGATACATCTGGACCAGAAGTAACTGGTAACTTTGATGGTCCTGCTTTTAGTAGAAAAATAGACGATCTTAAAACTATGACGCCTAAAGAAAAGGCTGATAGACCTTACGTTTCAGACCTTAACGTTTTTGACGTGGAAGAAAAATTTGATAAAAATATGGAAAAATCTACAAGCTCACTAATAAATAATTACATGAAATCTACTTTTAATCAGTTATTTGAAGAAGTTATGGGTGAAGACGATAAAGATCTTGCAGCTCTTGGTGTTACACCAGATGCCGGATCTCACGGTGAAGAAGGAATGGGTGAAGAAATGACAGTTAAGCTTACAGCTGATCAAGTTGAATGCTTAAAAGCAATTTTAGCTCAAGTTGAAGGTCATGGTGAAGAGCCAGAAGGTGAAACAGAAATGACCGATGAAACAGAAGCTCAAGACGAAGACAATGAAGAGTCTGAAGAAGATTCAGAAGAAGAAGAAGAAAAGACAATGAAAGAAGCTTCAGGTGTTCAATATAAAGTTACAAAACCAGAAGCTGATGGAAAAGAAGTTCCAGATAATGATGGTTTACAATATGTTGACAAATCAAAATACGATGTTTCATCAACCAACTCAGGTGAAGAAACAAAGAAGCTAATGAAAGTTGGCGCTAACAAAGCTAAATACGCAGGTTTTAAATATAAAGTAGATGCAGATGGTTCAGAAGTACCAGACAGTGCAGGACTTGACTTAACAAAGACAGGTGCTACATCAAACGTACCAAAGAGCACGATTAAAGGTAGAAATCAGCCAGCATTTGGTGTTGTAGGTTCTTCTTAATATTAAAAAGTAGATTCAAAAATTGAGCCGCTAGCAATAGCGGCTTTCTTTTTGCTTAAATATTATTATGTTGTTTAAAGAGTTTTATAAAGCTCAGTTAAGTTTAAACGGTTTTAATCCAAGACACCGTAAACCAATGCTTGGAGCTACTGATGGTAATAAACAAAAATTAAACACTGTAGCTAAAAGGCATGTTAAAGATAATACTAAAAATCAAAAGATAGAATTGTTAAAAGTAAGACCAGGTAGGTTTCATTGTGACCCAAAAGACTTAGCATATATACAACAAACATTTTTAAAAGGTAGAATGCCATCACATAATGAAATGAAAATTTTAGGTGGTAAGATGAATATTAAATTTTACTTTGATGGTGAGCACGGCAAATGGGTAATAGAAAAACAATAATATGAGTAATGATTGTCCATATCCAGGAGTAACTGGTCCAGCTTGCTTTCCAGGCATTTTGGATACTGACCAAACATGTTTTAGATATGTTGATAAAACTACCACTGGTAATGAGCAGTATTTGTTTAGTAACTATTATAGAGAACAAATTGCACAGTATGGTACAAGAATATCCTATTACGTAAATGCTTATAATGTATTAAGTGCAGATAATTTCTATGGTGAAGATCCAACTCAGTCCTTTATGCCTGGTGTTGATGTAAATGTAATTGTTGAGTTGTCAGAGAATGCTAATGTATTAACTAAGTTTGGTTTTCAAGCTGATGATGAAATTACAATACGTATGCATATATCTGCTTTCCAAGATGCGTTTTACGATTTGGGTATTGATTATGTTTCACCCACTCAGGAAGAAGACCCACCATTACCAGATAATTTAAATACTGAAGATTGCTTAAACATTAGAACAGAAATGGCTAATGTATGGGAAACTCAGTATCAACAAACACAACCAAAATCTGGAGACGTTTTTGCGTTAACAGAGTATGGTGAAGGTAGAGTAAATCCAAGAGGTGCTAAATGGTATGAAGTGACTGAAATCTTAGATGAAGATATTTCATACGCTAATCAATTAGGTGGTCACTATACTTGGATTATTAAAGGTAAGAGATACGAATACAGCTACGAACCGGGCTTATCTGCAGAAAACGGCGACTCTCAAGTATACGACAACGCTTACAGCGGTATATTATCTGGTGGTTCACAACCTGTATCGGAACCTAAGAAGTATAATGAAGAGTGGGCTGAACCAGGTGTAACACAACCATTACTTTCAATTAATGATGTGAGTGCTGCACAAGTGTTCAACCAACCCGCTAACAATAACACAAGCGTTTACGGTCAGTATTAATTTTCAAAGAAAGCAGACTTGGCGTGAGTCTCATCTTTACCAAGCTTTCTCCAAGCTAATACTTGATACTTCATATCTTTTTCTCTCTCTTTAATATACTTGTGGAAAGCTAGAGGTTTAATCCAAGCTGAACTCTTATCTGGATTCATTCCAAGTTGTTCTGCTTTATCACATGCAATATTAACAGCTTCGTGTAAACATGCAAACCTTGCTAAAAAATCTACTGATGTATAATCAAAAACGACATCTTTAATGTCTTTTATTGGTTCTCTAACATCTTCTTCGTCATTGTATTCCATATAACGATTGTAGAACTTTTCCCATTAATTGAATTTTAAGTTCTCTATCACTATATTGGTAATTATTGAGTATAGTAAAAAGACTAAACAGCAATTCTTTAGTGATTTTTTTGTTAGCTAAATAAATTGCTTCATCATTTTTATTTGAGCTTTCTGGTTTCTTGTGTTCATCAATAATTAACACAAGCATACTAAGCATTATTTTTAATGCTGATGATTTACCAAGTTTTTCTGTCCCTGCACTTAACTTTAACTTGTTAACTTCATCATTATTAAGTTCAAAAAACTTAATTAAGTCAGCATACACAGTTTCAATATCTTTAACAGCTGGGTTAAAGAGTTTATCAAACGAAGTTGCTGGAACTATTGTTGTTCTTTTTTCAAGCTCTGTCATTAAAGTAAATTGGTTCAGTTACGAGTACTGTTTTAACATCTATACCAACCTTTACATTTTTATCACAAGTATTACAGTTGTATATTATAGGTTGATCAAATCTTATTTCAATATCTTGCATGTTTTTTTGTCCGCAAGGGCATTGCACTGTAGCTACTTGTTTATTTTCTTCTCTTAATTGTTGTAATCTAAGAAATTGAGCTTTTTCAATTAAACTATTCTCGTATACCGTGTTTAAAAAGTAGAAAAACAAAACTTGTAATATAAAAGCTAATGCAAACACATACCAGAAGTGAGTTGCAAAGATTAAACCAAACAATACGCTTACTAAACTGGTAATACCTAAAGAAATTAGTACTCTATTTAACATTAAATGATTTTATCTAATTCCCTACTGATATCAACTATAGCTTTGTCTATTATCTCAAGTCTTCTACTTGCATAAGCTATATGATGTAAATAATGCTTACGTTTTTCAGGATCTTCTACGATTGCTTGTATGTTATTACCAGCATGTGATAAAATTGAACGTAAATTTGAGGATGATAGGAACATATCAGATATTACTTCATCTACTTTGTCTAATGGTTCAATTTTCCTCTTAGGAGCTTGTGAGTTATCTTTATTCTTGTTAGCATCTAACATTTGTCTGACTTTTAGTGCCTCTGGAGACGTATCCCCTTTACTGTCCTTTTTAGCGGTAATACCGAACTGCTGTCTATTACTGTTAGGCACCATTTGATCTTCTAAAATCAGCTTTTTCATATTAAATATTTAAGGAGATTGTATAAATAATACATATATGAGCAATTACGTCAATAGATTTAAAAGGATTCTTGTCGAAAAAGACGAAGAAATGACAGACAAGCAAGCAATGGCTTCTACATTAGATCAAGGCACGGATCCAGCTAGTTTAGACGTACAAGACGTACCACCAGCAGGTGCTCAAGCTCAACCATCATTAAGTGGCATGCAAAAACAAATGTATGACGAGTTAAAAGGTTGGACAATAAAGATTGACGAGTTTACTAAGTTCTTAAACGGTACAGATCCAGCAAGCGTACAAAGCAGATTAAATTCAGCTGAATCAGACACACTTTTTGATAAAATTGCAACAGCTGAAACAAAGAAAATTGCAAGAGTTGCAGCTGAATTAACTTCATTCAACGAACAATTAAAGGGTTACTTAGCTTCAGCTCATGATCCTAAGTACAGATACAACTAAGCTCTTTTATTCTTAATATTAGTTAATATTATTTTAGCTTTAAGCCCCGAATATGTGTTTTTTAAGACCATTTCGGGGTTTATACTGTCTAACCCTTTTGATATACAGTATTCATTTACATCTTTAAAGTCTTTTAACTCTTCTGGCCATATAAAAACGCTTTCACCGTTGTCTGCAAGTAGTAAACTCTTTTTTAACGATGCATTATCATTCCATTGGTTATCTAAACACCAAACTTTCTTAAAGCTTGCAAGTTGCCCAATCTGTTTCTGCTGTAAAGGTGTAAATGTACGGGAACTATCTTCAGTAATACCACAGACAGCTAATCCATTCTTGATAAAATAAGAGTCTATAGGACCTTCAAATATAAAAACATGCTCTAAACTTGAGTCAATGTTATGAACACCATACAAACTCTTTTCACTCTTAACCTTACTCAAGTACTTTGGTTTTAACTTATCGTCTGCAGGCAGTAATGTTCTGGTTTGATAGTGAATAATATCACCATTTACGTCATAAAAGGGTAATACTAATCTATTCTTATGTACCTTGTCAGTTAAAGAAAGGTAAAACGTTTTTGGTCTGTTTATTGCAGTGTTTAAACGTCTTTTCTTTAATAAATTCAAACATATACTAACAACTGCATTACTATTATGGAACTTTAACTGGTTTTCATCACTTAAGTTAATGCAATCATCTGGTAATGAAGGGGTATGAACTTTCTCCACTACTTCCTCTTTAATAATGGGAACTACTGTGTTATCCAGTTTCTTAATTTCGTTAATTACTTCATTAAACGGTTTACCTGTTAAATCTAACAGAAAATTGAATGCTTTTTTACTGTAACCGCAGTTATGACAAAATGCAAGCTCTTTTTCAGGTATATAAAAGAATCTCGTCTTTTTACCAAAGCTTTTACCCTCTTTACAAAAGGGGCAACTACCATTATACGTGTTTGTATACTTATTATAAGATGGTTGACTAACGCATCTATAAAAATTCTCTATTACGTACTGTTCTGGTACAGGTATCACACCTTATTATGTGATACTTCCTTAAAAAATCAAGTACGATAACTTACACTACGAATAACATTAGTGTTTTGCGTTGTGTAATCCTGTAAAACTTCACCAGTTTTAGCATCTTTAATGCTTACCATACCCTTTTTAATAAGATTTCCTGTAACTGGGTCATTGTAACTAACCTGTTCATATGTTTTACCATCTGTAGTGTGTGAAGTAATTTTAGGCATTACTGTTTCCCCTGTGTAAGGTGATCTAATTTTTGTAGGTTCTAAGAACATAATGTATTATTTAGTCTTGTTCTTACCGGAAATCATGTTCTTCTCGTTATATTCATACTGCTTATAGCAGATTTTATAGACGGGTTTAGGTAATTTGTTAGCAAATTCTGCTATTTTATGTTCAATAGCAAAGTCAAACTTCTCTATTGGTATGGTTCTGTTAATATTCTTTGGAATAGATAAAAAATAGTAGTTATCTAAATCCTTTTTACAATAAACTAACATTTCTCCTACATATGTCCCTGTACCTACAGCATAAACTTCAGGAGGTTTAGGTATAACTTTGGATTTTCTCTTTAGAAGTCTATTTATGAGTTCAAATTTTACCATTGTTCTTGTGAGGTTCTCTATGGATAAACCATATATCTACACTCAACCTCCGTTTTGCTCTTGTTCTTTTATTGTGGATTGGATGAACTTGCTCAAATATGAGCCTAATGCATCTGCTTCTTGTTGATTATGAGCAAATACTATTGGTTGTACCGGTTGTCCTTCAAAAGTATAGCCTAAAATAACAAAACTCTTTAAAAATTCTTGACAAGTTGAAACCATTGCATCCAATTCATTGACAGTATTGCGTTTACGTATTTGGCTTTCAGGGTTTACTACTTGAATTAGTAAAGCATCCCTAATAACCTTCATTACCGCTGGATCTGGCTGATCTAATGCTACGGGAGGAGTAGGTTGCGGCGGGGTTTGAGCTGATTGTTCTTTTTTCTTTAGCTCTTTTTTAGTTTTTGGCGTTGCTTTACCCTTTTTATTATTTTCTGCCATGTACTTATTTAAGTGAACCGAAAGGATTTTTCTTTGCGTCATTATTGACTCCTTTTTGTATTAAACTGCTAATAATGGTTTCAATACTATCAGTTTTGTAATATGTTCCCTTGCTGAATAAGTGGCCGCCATCATCAATTTCAAATAAAGTTTCATTAATTTCGTTCTTGTTTGAATAACAAGTAACATAAACTGAAGCCACGCCTGGGTCTATTAATACTGTCCATCTTCTTGGATCAGTATCACTATATGCATTAAACATTTTAAATACAACAAAGCCACTATCTTTTAAACGTTTAATAAAATAACCTGCTGTTTTAATTTTATTTGAAATCTTTTTCTCTTTAGCACTGTATTTGGCTTCAATTTGCATAATAATAATTATCTTTTGTTAAAATTAAATCAATTAGAATTTTTCTTAATTGTTTTTAGTATACTATCTAACGATTCTTCTACTTCCCACATACCATGTGGTGGGCAAAATATAAAAGTCACTTTATCTTCTCTACCATCATCCCTTTTAGCTATTCCTTCACGAATAGAAACAATAAAATCAGTGTTTATTGCTACAGGATCCCCCTTCACCTCAGGGTTAGTATTTGTTAGCGGTATAATCATCAATTAATTAAAGCTGAAACAATATATGTCAACTTTGTGTTGTCCCTACTAAGTGTTACTTTAATAACACCAAATGAAATGTTAATGGCAAACTCAATATCTTGACATTTATTAAAGTTTATTAACCTAAATGTATCAAAGTTTACCGGCACTGTCTTAGTTAATACTGTACCTTCAAACGTTTCAGCTAGTACACATTGAAAATTGTCTGAGTTATGTCTACTCTTATCACCTAACTCACCACAAATCTTGTTATTTTCAAAATAAATGTATAACTTATTGGTTTCTGTCGTAAAAGATGATCCTTTAAACAATGAACTTAACTTTGCTTCAGTTACTTTAAATGAAACGTCAAATTTTAACTCATTTACCTTCTTAACATTAATAGAAGGCATCTTTATAATACCATCTTCAAGTAAATGATAAGTGAACTTAAAATTTTCACCTGTATACTTGATATTATTAGCTGTTATGTCAAGATCTAACGTATCTACATCTACACATTCAAGTACTCTTGTTAATTTTTTAATATCTGGTATGTTTATACTACGTTCTGTATCAGAAACGCTTTGTGTTTCAGAATACAACACTAAAGTTGCGTCACTGGATGCTGTAAGACTAGTAATCTTATCCTTTTCAATCTTAATAATGGTTTTATCATTAAGATTTGATATTGGTCCTAGGACATTACTAATAAAATCCTTCTTACTTTTAATTTGTAACTTCATACCTTATTATAACTTCAAGATTGCGCTAAACCACTGCCTGATTGTTGGGGTGGGTTCACTTTTTTTTTGGGTAAGTCACCGTTCTTTAATAACCTATCAATTTTATCTTCAATTTTATTAAGCCTGTCTGTGATGGTGTAAAGATAATTCATTACATCATCATACTTTGCAACTTTATTAAGATCAAACTCTAACTGATTAGGATCAGAAGGTGGTTGTTCTGGTTGGACAGGTTGTGCTTGCTGCACTGGTTGAGAAAAAAACTGATAATCTGATTGTGGAGCAGGTTGAGGGGCTGGTACTGGAGGAGCTCCAGTTATTGCTGGGTTAATACGTTGTAAAATAGGTACATCTGGAGGTGGTAATGCATTTTTAATTACATTAGTTAACTCCTGTTTAACCTTTTCACTACGTTTACCGAGAGTACTGGACGACCCCACTATAGAGTCGTCCAGTTTTTTCATCTCCCCGTACGTGGAGCCCAATAAACCGATTAATAGTTCTTTGTGATCGGGTTCCATTACGCGTTAATATCTAAGCCATCTAACAAATTCTTAATATCATCGTCGTTTGACTTATTTGCTACAGGAGCTGCACTAGCTGCAACAGGTTGAGCTGCTGGAGTTGTGTCATCTTTTACTGTTTTGCAATGATAATGTTCGTCAAGCATTGCTTTTAGATCTTCTGTGCTCTTTAAAGTAAAGATCTTATCAAGCTCAAAC